CTTGTAATAGACCCAGAAGATATAGAAAACCTTTCTGACGAACAGGTTGACCCTGCTGTAAAGTATATCAATGACGTTAAGAAGGCTCTTGAAGACGAGGGTGCTGTCGTATTTGTTGTTAGAGATGTATTGGAAGACTAATGCAAATACTAGAATCTATAGTTGCAGGAACTCTTGTAACCTTAATTATCTTTTTAGTATATAGGTTATTTAAGATGAGACGGTTTGTAGCCGCCTTGTCTGAAGCGTACATGCAACAGTTAGCAGACAACTTTCTTTTGCAGAAAGAAGTGGAAAGACTTCACCAAGAGATTGAAAATAACAAACTGGAACAGACAGATGGATTTTTAAAATTTGTTTCAGAATCTCGTGACTGGGCATTCCAGTATATTGAAGAAGTGCAAAAAGCACTTACTGAATTTGATGAGGTTGTTGACCCTTTGCTAAAATGGGCTATGAGATTTGGTATTTTAAATGGAGAAACCGCTCACACTAAAATATTACGAGAAATTTCCGAGGCATACGACAAACTAAAGTCTGTCTTGCCAGAGAATACAGAAACGCCTAATAATTAGGCATTAAACAAGGAGAAATAAAATGAATGCAAAACTAAAGGCACTACTTGCCTCATATGGAAGAAGCGTACTTGGTGCGGCTTCTGCACTCTATCTAGCAGGGGTAACTGACCCACTAGACCTAGGGTGGTCACTGGTTGCTGCTGTATTGCCAGTTGCTCTAAGATATATCAATCCAAAGGATGCCGCTTTTGGCGTTGTTCCAAAGGAATCAGATATCAAGGAAGCACTTGCAAAGGCTACACCAAAGAAAGCACCAGTTAAGAAAACTGTTACAAAGAAGTAATCTTAATAAGCATTGAGGGATAGGTTGCAAAGCCTATCCTTTTTTGCTATAATAAATATGTACCTGCCAATTGGGGGTACAAAAATAACTCGCTTAAAAGGAGATGATACACATGGTAATCTATACAGACCCATTCGCAGCACTTAGTCAGGAATTTGATAAGATGCTTGCAACACCAGGAATCAACAGAGTTGGCTCCACATACCCACCTTACAACGTAATCCACTCAAAGGAAAAGAACGAATGGTATCTTGAATTCGCTCTTGCAGGATTTGAGAAAGATGACGTAACTATCACAACAGAGAAGAATGTTTTGACTGTTAGTGGTGAAACTAAAGAAGACAAAGACCTGCCAGAAGATATCCGCTATGTTTATAAGGGTATTGCTGGTCGTAAGTTCACTCGTTCTTTTACCCTCCCAGAATATGCCGAAGTCGCTAACGCTGAACTAGAGCACGGTATTCTGACTATTGATTTAGTTATCAATATTCCAGAGGAAAAGAAACCTAAGACTATTACTATTAAGTAAGTCGGATGTCCTGGGCATGACGTTAAACTGCCCACCTAATACATGTGATATAATGTTTAGATGAAATACTTTACAAATGAAAAGGAGATGAATCGCTAATGCCATATGCAGTAGGTTCTAAAGGTTCTAATGGATGCTCAGGGTATCCAGTAGTAAAAGAAGGCGGAGAGGTCATGGGTTGCCACATGACACAAGAAGCAGCCACAAGGCAAGTACAGGCTTTATATGCCGCAGAGTCAGACAAGGCTGATGGTCCTAACAGTGTTAATCCATCATCAACAGCAAATCCTAAATATCCAAACGTTGGAGTAAAGACACCAACATCTATGCGTGGCGGAAAGAAAGTAAAACTTCGCAGACCAAGAATGCAGGGTGGCAATGGTGCAGATGCATCTGGTGCTGTCTCGTCTAGCGGAACAGCAATTAGTGCTATGTATAAGCAAGGCGGAGAAATCATGGAGGGTTGCTATGTGATGGGCATGACCACTGAGGGAATGGTTCATGGCATGGTAGAACATATTATGACTGAGGGTGGTGTCTATGGTGTTCCTGGAACAGAGTATGCCATTCAGTCAATGCCACCAGAGAATCCAGCAATGGCTGTTAGAATTTATGAAGAAGACGAAGACGAACCAGGCACATGGGAGCCAACAGCATATAGCATTGGCATGATGTACAAGGATGCAATATACCTAGAGACTCTAGAAGGTCACACAATGGAAGGTGACGAAGAAGAATATGAAGACGAAGACGAAATGGAAAAGGCAGAGGGATATTCTCCAACTGCTGGAATGAAAGCAGCGGCTGCTCGTGCTATTCGTTGGAAAGAAGAAGGCAAAGCCACTGGAGCAGGAACGCCTGTTGGTTGGGGGAGAGCAAGAGATATCGTAGCAGGTCGCTCAATGTCTCTTAGTGTTGTAAAAAGAATGTACTCATTCTTCGCTCGCCACGAGGTAGACAAAAAGGGTAAAGACTTCTACAACACAAGCAATCCAAGCAACGGAAGAATTATGTGGGACGCTTGGGGCGGTGACCCAGGTTTCACTTGGTCTAAGGCTATTGCTACAAGAGAAGCAGACAAGGCTTTGTTTGCTGACTTTGGTAAAGACTACTCAGACCAAGGACAGAGAGTCTCTAAGGCTGTAGGTGTTGGCAGTATGGTTTCCTGGAATTCTTCTGGGGGTACAGCAACAGGAAAGATTGTTAGGATTATTAGAAATGGTAAGTACAATGTTCCCAACTCAGACTTCACAGTAACAGGAACACCAGAAGACCCAGCCGCAGTTATTAGAATCTATCGTGATGGCAAGCCAACAGAGACATTGGTTGGACACAAAGTTAAAACTCTTAGGAGTAAGTAATGAAAGAACTGATTCATTTTAGTGCTACATGGTGCCAGCCATGCAAGCAGATGCAGCCAGTGTTAGATAAGTTTCTTAAAGATAATCCTGACATTGTTTATATTAAGTATGATGCTGACGAGGATGTAAGCGTATTCCAGGAGCATGAGGTTCGTGGAGTCCCTGCCTTTATTGGCAAGGTAGATGGCAAGGAAACCTTTCACAAGGGAACAGCCACAGAAACCAGACTTTCCTCACTATTTGCTTGACAAACACTGCCACATACGGTAAAATATATATATGAGTAAACCTGATTGGGCTACACGCCTACAAAACACATTTAAACGTAAATACGACAAGGGCTATGAAAACGGTTATACCGTTGGCTGGAGAGAAGGATTCGAAGTGGGTAGCAAGAAAGCACTTGCAGAGCAACGTAAAGTTATGATTGCTGGCATTCAAAAAGATATTGACAAGAACAAGCAACACTATAGTCCAGGAACACTAGCAGGACTACAAGCGGCTATTAGCCTGATTAGAAAGCAGAGATAATGATTAAATCTATTAAGGTTGGACCACAAAGGTTTGATGTTATTGAGCGTGACCCTGATGTAGATGGTATGCTTAACGATGGTGCCTATGGGTACACTCTAGATAACAAGAATGTAATTGTAATCGCTGAGGGTCTTGGCAATGGTAAGCAACAAATTACATTGCTACATGAAGTCTTACATGCTATCAGAATGAACAATGATGGTATGCCTAGACCAAACAAAGAAGATGACTTCGAAGCATGGGAACACTACTTTATCGCCATGTATGAGACTGGGTTGTTGGCGGTATTAAAAGACAACCCTAAACTAGTAGAATGGTTAATCAATGACCAAAACAAATCAACTAAGTAATAAGACTATCTGGCTTATTAGTTCAATCTGCATAATTATTTTTATGTTTGTTCTATCAGTCAGTGTAACAGAAGAAAACTGTTGGGACAAATACACCACAGAATATGAAGCAATAACAAACTGCGAAGGAAAAAACTAATGGAACATGAACACGAAGAACACGGACACGAGCAACACGAAGAGCATGGAGAAGTGGCTAACACTCTCACTGAAAAGGTAGAAGAAGTTTCACACGCTGGTCACGACCACGCTGGAGAGACCTTATGGGACACAATCCTAGAGATTACATTTGGCATTGAACATATGGTTGCTGAATTCTTTTGGAACATTGTATTCGCATTGGGCGTATACGCATTTGCTAAGGCTAGAACGCTTCGCAAGATTCACAGATATGTGGACAGCAAGCACGGAGTAGAACACGAGGTATACTAATGAGTTTAGATGCAAATTTTATAAAGGCAGTGCAGGTTAAGTATGATGAAGCAGAGAAGTTGCTTCTTAAAAAGCACAAAGATTATGGACCGAAGAACATTTCTGGTAGTCCAGGGGGAGCAATAAATGGGCTTAGAGTTAGAATGCACGACAAGTTGGCTCGCATTAACCATCTTTATGATACTGGTGCTACCCCCGAAAATGAAAGTCTTAGGGATTCTTTTATCGATATGGCAAACTACGCTATTATTGCAATGTTGGTACTAGATGATGAGTGGGATAGATAAGGTATAATAAAGTATGAGCAATTCAACAGAATGGGATATCGAGGGCGGTAACTT